CCAAAACCTTATACCGAAGAAAAATTGTTGTCAGATTTGAAAAGTGCAACTGACTACTACAAGGATGCCTTTGCGATTAGGTGTAACCAATAAATTAATTCATGTTTAAAATCTCAAAAAATACGATAAATGTGAATTGATTGGCATTATTGAGTTGTGATAAATTTCATTTTGTCTTTATAGTTGCTAATTTAGGGGGTTCTAGATATGGAAATCTTGAAATTCTTACAGAGTTTTAATACGGTCGGTACATACTTAGCCATTGCTTCAACCGTTTTAGCTGGGCTTATTGTTTATTTTTACGTGATTAATCCAGCGTGATCTTTTAAAAAGAAATAGTAAGAAATCTGCTATTTCTTTTTTAATAATTAAATTCTGTTATTCATTTTAAACTATAAAAATAAGGTAGGGTCATGAAGTTTACATTGTTTCTTCTTAGTTTTTTAGCGTTAGGTTGTCATGCGGACGAAAACGTAAGTGATCCCGAGATTTGTAATGTAGTGAAAAAAGTTGCTCATACAGTCATGGAGGCCCGTCAACAAAAAGTTCCATCTCAAGACTTGCAACACATAGCGAATGGTCTAGAAGATCCTAAAGCAAAACAACTTTATCAGGATTTAATTAATTCGGCTTACTCTGCCAAAGTATTCAAAACCAGTTTCTTTAAAAGAAAAGCAATAGAAGATTTTCAAACAGCTTGGTATGAAGAGTGTCTTAATAGAAATGAAAAATAATATGATAGAGGTGTAGGGTAAATTAATAGCGTAACAGGGTAATTTAATGTTTAAAAAGGAATTTTAGATTGACAGGTCTGTATGAAAGACTAAATTAAAATAAATATTTTGAATTTTTCTTAAAATTAAAACTAAATGCTCCGAAGATGCCGCTGCATGTGTCGTTACCCTGAACCCGATGAGTTCTCGGGTAAAAAGGGTTTTATAGCAATATGAAACGATATTAGACTATTTTAAATCACATGAAAAGCATTTTTAAGTATTTGTATTTTAATAAAAACACCTGAAACAATACTAAAGCTCATGTCATAATACGACAATATACTTTATTTGCCTACTATCTGCCTATTTTTGTCAATTTGCCTATTTTTATTGGTTTTAAGCCTATTGTTTGCCTACTAAATTTTTACAATAAAAAAGGCGGTTAAACCGCCATTTGTGATGTTGATTGAATGCGTCGTCGTTCAATATAAGCTAAAACATCAGCTTTTTTATAAATAATTTTTCGATAGTGAACTTTTGCAAAGGGAATGCCGCCACCTTCACAGCGCTTTTTCTGCAACCAAGAAGTCGAAACATCAAGTATTGCCGCAAGTGATTCAGGTGAAAATTCTGCATCATCATTGGCGGCATTGAATTTTTCAATCTCAGCTCGTTTATCAATACATTTCATTTAGATTACCTCACCAAAAAACCAAAATTAAAAATGCTAAAAACCATAAAATATTTGTTCCGTAGAGCGCTTCTTTCATTGCTTTAATTCCTCAAAAGCATTTTTACGGGCAGAAGCCTGATTCTTTAATAAAGAGATATGAGCATCTTTAATCAGCTCATTTCGCTGCATGACACGTTTCTTGGCATGGAGGGCAGAGGTCGCTTCAATACGACCTCTTAGAGTGCCGTTGCCATGTAGTTTGGCAACATACCTAAAGATATAGGTACTTATGCACTCCAACCCTCCATATCCTTTTTTGCTGTGCAAGCATTAATAATGTTTTGCTCGAATTTAGTGCCCTTGAAGTAATTAACTGGATAGTCCAAATCATTAATAGATTGAGCTGACTCGATATGTTTAAGAGCAAGTTGATACTCGTTTTCTAAAGTCTTTTCTTGCTGCTCTTTGAGTTGCTGCTCATTTGCTTGTTGAGCTTGTTCAGTACGTTGAATAATTTTCTTAATACTTTCACACGTTTCTTCAAATATTTGCTGTTTCACATCGTGAAGACTATTTAGACCACGTTTTGCACAGTAATTTGCAATATCAATTCCCGCTTGTTGCATTAAATGCTCAAGCTCTAAATATTGATTCCCATTGATACATGCATTAGCAGATCCTGAGAGTAGCCATTGTTTTAATAAAATGCCGTCATGCTCACCCAGTTGACGAGGATCTAGGAACAGACGGGAACGGTCCTTAGTTGCCATTGCAACATTGTCATGTGTTAGGTCTAAAACAGTCGTAAATTCATATTCAATTCCATCGCGCTGTTCAGCCTTCATACCAACTTTTTCGACTTTCTTTTTGCCGTTATCGTTAGTCTGTATGGTTTCCATTTTTGAGCGCATGGTCACAATTATGTTGATGCTTGACTGTAACATTGCATCAATGAACTTTCGGTGGCGGGGAGTTACTTGGCTCCATGCACCCCAAGAGTTACCTTTAAATGAGTTAGAAGCTAATTGGTCAACAATCTCAAGACAACCGCCTACACCAGACCATTCATGAGTAATACTGTCTAAAATAAGGGTGTCAAAATTTGCTTGCTCAGCAGCTTTAATTACCTGAATGAATTTTTCAGGTGTGTATGGCGGTTGAATATTGGCATGCTCAAATTCCACCAAATCTTCATATAGCTCAGCGCTACTATTTTCAGTGTCAGCAACGGCAATACGACCGCCAATACCTTTGGCAAGTAATAGGGCAGTAAAGGTTTTACCTGAGCCTGTAGGCCCTGCAATAGCTAAGCGCAATTTCGCATTTTTTCGTTCAGCTTTTTTAAAGAAAACTGTCATTTTTATTATCCTTATCTTGAACCAGTGAAACCGCGAGAACGCTTATAATTTTTGCGGTCATGTGATGGAATGTGAGATCCACCTAGATCTTTAGCTAGTTGCTTAGAGCGCTGAGAGCTAATTTCTTGCGTAAGTACTTCCCAAACTGCTGGGCTATCTTTCTTGAATTGCTCAACATTTAAAGTTGTCTTAACTTCACCTTTTACTTTGTATAAAACTTTGCCATTTGCATTAGTTGCATAAATAGTCCAACCAATGCGAACAGAGTAGAGGCCAGTTTCATCACGGCCCAAGTAAGACTTGTACCCATCTGGGTGTTTTTTGAAATTAGTCATGATTAGCCACCAAACATCCAAGTGATAAAAGATGAGATGACTATCCAAAGGATTACAGAAAGGGCAATAAACTTTAGAAAGTCGATTGAGTTAGCTTTGATAGTCGCAAAACGAGAAGGGCGCTGTTCTTCAACGGTAGGGTGTTGATATAAGCGTGCAGTCGTTTGACTAGGGATAGTGTTTTGTTTCATACTTATCTCGCAAGTTGCAAAGCACATCGAAAGGTCAGAGAGTCGGTGTGCTTTTTTGTTGTCTGTGAGATAAATATAAGAAAACTTAGTTTTTGAGTCAAGTGGAAATGTAAGAATACTTAAATTATTTTTAAGATAACTTATTTTTCATGTTTTAATAGACAAAAGAAAACCCACCGTGGTGTGGGTTGGTAGGAGTTTATTATGAAAGAAATTGCAGTAATCCCTAAAGGCACTGATATTCAAATTATGGGTTGTACTTACACCATATTAGAGGATGTCAAGGTTAATGAATATCAGAAACACCTTGATGATGTTTTGAAGGCACAAAATGACTATCAAAATGGCATTGGTGTAGTTGGTTTTGGGTCTACTTCGATTCCTCTCGAATCCAATTGAGAGCATTTACATTAATATTTCGGACAGCCCAGTCTTTTAAATCTGTGATAATTACGACAATAGAGTCATCATTATCTACATAGTTTACTAAAAAATCTCTAATATATTCAGCATCTTTATTAGAGTGGATGATATAGAAAGACTCTAATGGTTTCGCCCAAATATTGTTACTTACATCAACTATCCCTTGATGAGCACGCTTGTAGTCTCTCTTTCCATGCAAATCATAACTTACAATGTAATATGCCACTTATTTTCTCCTCCCGATATGTTTTAAAGTACCGTGTCGGGTTACGGTTTTATGATTAATAAAAAAAGATTATTCCTTGGTACTATCTTCACTTGTATCAATGGTTTTATTTTTAGCAAATATGGAGAGAATCTCTTCGGGGGTAATATTCTCTACATCAATCTCAATGCCATTTATCATTGGTTTCTTTACTCTATTTTCTTTGTATTTGTCATATATCCAGCTACTCAGCAGATTAAGAGCAACTCCAGAAAGACTCCCTGTCAGGAATGTTAAAGCGATATCAAGCGATCCACCATCCATGGTTCGAACTTGCAATTTATCAGTATTAGCACTGTATTTTGGGTGGATTTTTGCATGTACGAGATTCCTGAGTTCAGGATGAGCACTCAGTTCCTGCATGTCAGATAAGTACAATCCAGATAAGATAAGCGAAGCTTGATGCATGTCCTTCTTCCTATGGTAATGTGTCAGGTCACGGTTTCAATTACACAAAAAGCTGAATCCGCTTAAATTCTTTATTAGCTTTAATATGGCTTCTATAAAATTTATCTTTATCTTCTGAATCAATAAATTCTTTAAATGTATTAGCTTCTAGGAGTCTGTAAATAAACCTTTCACCTGTTCTGAGCACAACCGTCAATAAGAAATGCTGGTAAAGAACTTGGCTGATATTACGGGAATTAACTTCAATTTTTTCCATATCTTGATTCCCTTTTTGAAAATATTGTGTTGTGTTCTCATTAATTCATTTTTAACTTTAATTTATAGCTTCATGCGTGGTAATGAAATATTCTTTTTCCTAAGTAAATAGAATGTATTAGGTCATAATTTTCTTTAATTAACTTTTGCGAACTCTTCTTTTTGCGCGATACGTATACCTCATTGAATCAATCACTTGTCCAATGAAGTGACAATTTTCATCAATTGGCAAGATGTTTGGATGAAAGTTCGGGTTTATTGCCTTGAGATATCGTGAGCCGTCAGATTCAATAACTAACTTCTTGAAAGTTGCATCTTTATCATTTCTAACAACAATGATGTCTCCAGATTGCATATCAGAATAATGAACCGTTGGATCTACAACAATGTAATCACCTTCAATGAAGTCTGGCTCATTACTTACACCTCTGACTTTTAAGTAAAAACATTTTTCGCAGTCATCTGGTAATGGAAACCATTCGACAACCTGAGACATATCTACAGATTCAACATTAGTAAAGTTACCTGCTTGAACCCAAGAGAGAACTGGAGCCATACGAGCTTGAACAGGGGCTACATTTGTAGATGCTTGAACAGGAATTTCACCTTTACCTGTCAAAATATATTCAGTTGTAACTCCAAATGCATTAGCCATTGCCTCTAACGAGCCTGCTTTGGGTAAATAACTGTCTTTTTCCCATTCCGTAACAGCAGGCGAACTAACACCTGCAATCTTCGCTAATTGCACTTGAGTTAATTTTTTAGCTCGTCTAAGCGCACGTATGCGCTGACCAATAGTATCTGTATTCATATAAGTTATCTTACATATTGCTTTTATAAGTTTTCTTTGATTAAATACTAAGAAATCTTACTTTTTGGATGTAATTATGACTAAAGAAGAAGCATTTAAGTTGCTTGGGGTGAATGGTGTGGAGTTGGCTGGAATGTTAGGCATTGAGCCTTCAGCGGTTTATCAATGGCCAGATCAGAAAATCCCATTAGCTCGTGAATACCAAATTCGTGATTTAGCTGAAGGCAAAGTGCCACTAAAACACAAAGCGGCTGCTGAATAAGGAATTTTTTATGAGCCTTGAAAAAGAAGATCTTCGTTTGAAGATGCTCCCCGACATGATGGAGCGATTGCGTCTTATTGCCGACGTTAGAGGTAATGATTATGCACATCAAGCTATTGTCCTTTTAGAAAAAGCAATTATGGGTGAATACCATGAAGTTAGCTTAATGCTTGAAAGAGCTAATAAAAACAGGAAGAAAAGGGAGAGCTTGGGAATTCTTGGTCGTGTTGGGGTAAACCCTGATTCACATATTTTAGAAATTAAAAAAGCCTGATTTCGTGGATCAGGCTTAGTTAATTCATTAATTTCGAGGTCAATGAATATGCAAACTAATTTATCAAATCAAACGACTAAAGACAATCTGCAAGAACAGAAACGCTTGCAAAGTTATCAATCATGGCATGAACCAGCTTTAAGGACTTTGTCTGGTTTACTGGAAATCCGTAAGAAAAATCTAGCACGCCAAAACCGTGACGAAAAAAATGCTGCGGTAACACGTGAAGAGTTTATGCAAGCCCTGATAGATCAACATGGCAAACATGGTCTTTATCTCGGCCATGCTGGTCAAATTATCTTAAGTTTATATCGGGCAAAACGAATCCGGTACTTGGGTAGCACTTTCATTCAATTGAATGAAGAGGGGGATAAATGAGCTTAGATGCAACAGTTTGGGCTTGGAAAACCCGTCAAAAACAAAAGGCGGGTGGAGCATTAAAACCACTTAAGAAGCTGGTGCTACTTTCGCTAGCCGATCGAGCTGGCGAAACCCATGAATGCTATCCAAGTATTGCTCGTTT